TGCTTTCAAGTTCGTCAATCATTAGGATGTAGGGAGCCAACTCACCCTTGGTAATTGGGTCGTCCTCAACCTCAAGGAATGTGTAGATGTGGTAAACCTTGCGCAGACCATCTTCGTTGTCGCCGTAAGACCTACCCTCAATCTTGTCGTTAGCTTTCTCTGAGGCTGTTTGCTCAGGTTCTGAAGTAGCGCGAACAAAGTCAATGTCGCGGTACAGTCCTGAGTCAATGCGCCTTTTAAACTCCATCCCTGTGATGTCTTGCATCTCAGTCACGCGCTGGGCAGTGTAGAAGTTCACAGCGGCATACGGTAGCATCACGTTGTCAATAGGAACAAACTCAGCGCAGGGGCGCTTTTTCTGCTCGTCGTACCACAGCTTCATGTACTGCGAACCACCTAACGGTAGCTGGGTCAGCAACTGTTCCTGCTCGTCGCGGTACTCTTGAATCTGCTCAGTCAACTGCCAATTAGTCCAGTCGCGTTTGCGTTCTGCGCGTTCTGTCTTCTCCTCAGTAGCCTCGCCCATGATCTTTGTGCGGACAGGCCCGTCTGGTGGAAACAACTCCTTGATGGCACGAGCGGCAAAGTCAACGCACGCCTCAGCCATCACAGGGTGTACGACCTTGCTAGCACCCATGAACTGAGCACCGCCCGGTGAATCATTCCCTAAACCCGTCCGCTTAAGTCCCTCTTCATACTGCTTGTCGCGCTGTTCGCGTGCCTCCTTGTCCTTCTCAATCAGGTCAAGGTAACGCATCCCAACCTTGTCAAGGTCGTACAGGTTCATAACCTCTTCGGCAAGGTTTTCATAGAACTCGGGGTCTTGTTCAGGGTCTTTATCCTCACCCATACGAACGATAGCGGAACCATCCTCTAGTTCTTCAACATCACTTATGTCGTCATCTACTTCGACCTCAGCACTGCCGTCTTTGTTGTTTTTGAGTCCGTCAATGAAGCGGTCAAACTCTTGGTCGATGGGCATTTGTTTTGCCATGATGATTCCTTATTGACGCGCTAATGGAAAGTTTTGATCCATGCGCTTGAGTTTATTGCGGATGTCTTGTGCGCTTGGCGTAGTTCCTCGACCGCCTTCTTCAGCATACTGATTACGCATCATGTACATCAAGTCTTTTTTCTCATCAGCTTTACCAAATTGAATGCTGGCATCTTTTCCAAGCACCTTACGAGCCACCGATTGTGCAGACAAAAACTCTTGAGGTATCTGACCCTTAGTCATTCCATAGGGGGCGATCATCAATCCACCGTTGGCTGGGCTGTGGGTGACGATCATGCCGGGCAACTCATTTGCCATAGCCATTACCTCTTTGTTTGTCAGCGGACGACCGCCTTGACCTCGGATCATCATTGCCGATGCATCCTTGATCTGGTTGGTTGCCATAGGAACAAAGCGATGTGCCGCCATAGCTTCTTGACCTAACTCTTGACCAGCGGTTGCAATGTCTGCACGCAATCCTTTGTTGGTTGCAAGGTTGCCAGCACGAGGGATGTTTACGCCAACCATTGGGTTCCTCTCTAACTCGCCTGCATCATTTAAGTACACGCCTTGACCTCTAGTCTGCGAAGTCTGGCGTCCGCCCATCGTGGTCATGGGTACAGCGGAACCCTCACCAATCATTTGCTTGGTAGCGTAGTCTTGAAATGCTGGGTTCTTGAACTTGGCAAGGTCAGGTGATACAGCCTCAGTCGTCAATGTTGCTGGGGTGAATGGACGACGCGCGGCGGCGGTCACTGAGTTAAGACCGCCCTCAATTGCGCGTGGTGCTTTAATCGCCGCATAGGGTGCTCCAAAGACACCAAGCAACTCAGCAATAGGGTACTCGTCCTCGTTGATGATTCCCTTCTCACGCATAGAATTCTTGATGTCGGTTGATGTACCAGACATTGGAAACCTAGCAACCTTCTCACCTTCAGGATCAAGCACCGAGGCTGGCTTGTTTAGCTTAGGGATCATGCTCTGACCAAAGTTAACAAGGTCAGGAACCTGCCCAGCTAACACCGCACTGATGCGAAGGGATAACTCCTTAGCACCGCCGGGTCTGCCTGCCTGCTCCCACTCCTTTGTGACTTGAGCCTTCAGCATCTCAGACGCCTTGTCCATCGTTGGGGACGGTTGCTGAAATCGCTTGCTTGCCATCTGGGGAAACACACCAAACGCCGCACCCTGCGCGTCAGCCATTTTCTCTAACTCTTGAGGGGTGGGTGCAGGTACTGATCCAGCTTCAGCGTAGTGACGCTCTACGGTGCCTCCACCAGCCATGTGTTGGTCTATTGCGCTCTTTAGGCGTTGCTCAAATGTACTCACGGTGCCTCCGTCTTTGCGTTTCATAATTTGGTCGAAGTCGTGGAAGGGTGCAGGTTCTGCTAAACCGCCGTCCTTGTAACCTTCCTTCTGGAGGTTGGTCAAATACTCTTCGCTGACAAACTGCTTTGGGTTGCCACGCGACATAGCCCAAGCATTGACTGGGTCGGTTGGCCCGTAGCCTTTTTTCTTCATAAATTCTGGCGCGGCAGATCGGACTGGTGTTGGAGTAAATCTCATACCAAGATCGTCACCAGTTACTTGAATTGGAAATGCCTCGTTAAGGTCTGCTCGGTTGATGATCTTGTTGTCCATCACAAACAGGTGCGGCCCAACATCGAACGTGTTTGCATTAGCCAACACTGGGTCAGTCTCGCGAGTCAAGATACGGCTGATGTCGGAGGCATCGTTGTATTTGACGTTAGGGTTAGCCGCTTTAAACTCTTTGCTAATCATTGGCTTCCTGACACCCACACCCATCAATGCATCGCTGATAGCTGTACGGCGCTCAAAGGTTGTAGCCGCATTGATTGCTTGGGGGTCGGTGATGTCAAAGTCGTCAGAGAACAGCGGGTTACCCTTGTCGTTCTTTGCTTGCTTGATGCGTTGATTGATTAGCTTGATCTGCTCTGGGTTAACAGTGCCAGCTTGATTTGCCGCTTGCAGTGTCTTGACGGCATCCTTGACCACCACCGTGTTGGACTTGTGTTGCTCTGGTGATCCAGCGTAGGTTGTCCAGATGGTGTTGTCTGGATCGTTCTGTGCAATCTTTTTTTCAGCGGTAGATTGATTGCCAAAGCCCCAGACCGTCCGAGCCTTCTTATGTGGTACTGAGTAGTTCTGTAGACCTGTAAATCCTATACCGCCCATGTTTTCGGCAAAGACTCTGGAACGATCAGCCTCAGTAAAGTTTAGTGTCTTACCTTCAGCGCCAACATTACCTAACGCCTCAGACATTCGCATGGTGGGAGCCTTCAGAGGGTCAGCGAAGTCAACGCCCGGCACCCCCATCCCACGCGCACGCAATGAAGCGATCTCCGCCTTGGTTAGCTTAGTACCAGCCGTACCAAGTTTTGCCAGTGCGCTCAGACCACCGACCTGCATACGAATAGCACCACCCTTGCGCAACTTTTCAAACTGCTGATCAGATTCAGAGCCTGTATCAGTGTCTGGATTTATCTTGGCATCAAGTTTCCTTCTCAAGTCTTCGAGCGGGTCTTCTCCCGTCAAATATTTGTATCCTGCATAACCTGCATTTAGACCTATACCAAGTGGGCTTAATGGAGCCGCCTGACGAAGCCTGTCCTTAAAACTTTTACCGTATGACGTTCCTTCAACGAAACCCTGAGTCTTTTTGGCAGGCAAACGCATAGCGCCACCATTGGCTCGCATAGCCGACATGACTTGTTTAGGGTTTGGCATAGTTAGACAGCATATGGGTTGACCCGCGCAGGTTGGGCATCAAAGTAGTCGTCGTCATCATACAGTGGCTCAGGATCGATGTCGAGCCAACCCATGTCTTTGAGCCACCTCATAGCCTGAGTTGCTGAGTCGACGTAGTCGTCGTGCGTGCTGTCAGGGAATGCGCATATCTGACTTAGAAACCCTTCTACCCAGTCCTTCACATAACCCTTATGCACCTCAGACTCAGGGAGCCAGACCCTCTTGGTGGCAAAGATAGCGGCGGTGATCTGGAGGCGTTGCATCTTGTCCGCGCGACCGGGGTTATATCCCCTGACCATTAGGTGTGCCTTTTGCAACTCTTGAATGAGAGACAGCCCCGCCGCCTTCTCTTCGACTAGGATTAGGTCGGGGCGCTTGGCATCCTTACCCTCACCGTAAGAGACTCGCCACTCATCCATAGCGCGATCCTTCAGCTTAGGGAAGGTGAGGTGCTCTGCCCAGCAGTCGATCAGCATCACGGACATTGGCCCGTCCATCGGCTTGAACACCCCCCATGTTGTGAACGCTGTTGGGTCGTTGTAAGACTTGTCCGTGTACGCACAGTCATAGGACTGTAGGATGTACTCAAACTTAGGGAAGGGCTTGCCAGCGGGATACATCTGGAACATATCTCTTGTGACCACCTTACCGTCCTCTAGATCGACGATAGCGCCCATAACTTCCTGCTCGTATAGCTTCGTACCCTTGTACTGCTCTAACTGCCTCTGGAAGGCTTTGTCGAGGTTCTTAGCGTTGTCGTAGGTGCTGGCGCGGGATACCACCACGTCGTCACCTTCCCTGCCTACCAGATCAAGGATCAAGTCCTTTGGGCGGGGTGTTGTGGTCACGATCACGCGAGGGTGGCTGTAAGGTTTATTGTCAGGCTTGATACGCAAACCCAGCATCATGTTGTCCCACGCCTCGTTAGGGCCAAGGTACTGGAATGCGGCTAACTCATCACACCAGCAGAACGACGAGTTGATACCGCGCAGTCGATCAAATGAGTCAGCCGATACACCCCTGATCTTGGAACCGTTAGACAGCTTGATCAGGTGGTCTTGTTTGTTGTAGTCCACCACCAATGGTTTGGGTATGCATTCGAGCAGTCCTGATTTTCCTTCAAAGCAGGTGAATTTCAAGTCCCCGCTGGTAGGTGCCAACACCACGCTCAGAGTGTTAGGGTGCGTCCATGCCCACCACCATAACGCCTCAGCCGCTGACCGAGTCTTGCCTGCACCCCTGCCTGCCAACATCAAAAACACCGTGTAATCAATCTCTAGGTCTGGCGGTATCTGGTAGGCGTGTGCCATCTCAATCCACTTGACGTGGGCGATCTTAGCAATACGGTCGTGCTCCGGGTAGGCGTTAAACTCCGCCTTGACTTCTGGGTCTTCCAGAATCTCAGCCAGCACGTTTGGTCATCTCCATGTTGCGGATGATCTCTAGGAACTTGTCAGCCGATGCATCCTCAGTCTTGATGGTTGCTCCACCCTCTACACCCTCCACCGCCATACGGTCACCATACTTGCGAGGCTTTAGCTTGGAGGCTGTCCACTTGCGTGCATCAATGCGATTCTTCTGCCACTGAATGAACGTCTGGTCGAGGTAAACGCGACCCTTGTCATCTGTAAACTGAGGCGGCTTCTCATCGGCAATTTTAAGGATTTCATCAGCGTTGGTGTCGGCTTGATCTTCACGAGCGCGTGCGTACATCTCGCAGAAGATTGGGAAGCGAATTAACCACCGATAAATTGTCGCGCAGTGCGGAAGGTGATCGTCACTACAGATTGACACCAATGACTCACCGTGAGCGAGTCTCCAACATACCTCTTCTGCTATCTCTTCTGTGTACTCTACTGGTCTGTGAGCAGGTCTTGTTATCTTTGGGGCTTCTGCGCGTTTTTCGGGCGTCGTAGCACTACTGACCTGCTTCGCGGCTTTTGAAGGCTTGGCGGGGCTTTTAAACCCCTTCTTGACGGTTTCTGGCATGACCCGTATTCCCCTGTTGGTTTAGTTCATCAGAGTTTAGCAAACCTTTTGGGTTTTCGCTACTGATCACCTCCATGCGTCCACAGGCAAGGCATTTCCACTTGGTTCCAGCCTTCACCTCGTATTCGTTGACTAACCCACCGCATTTGCACGTTCTCATGTCTTTATCCTTTTGTGCGCGTTAGGTCGTTAGGTTTTTTTAAGGCAACCTCAACGCTACCGTTAAGGTTTCTTAGCCTCGTGACATAACTTTCTAACAAATGCCGTAGACTCTTGCGTGTCGCACTCATCCTCTGTCAGTGTGAAGTCTGGCACCCAAACCATCAAAAACAAAATCAATATGAATATTGTAGCAACTGTGATCTTTTGAATCAAGGTCTCGTCGGGTAGCTGTTGGCTGGGTAGGTCTTTCATCATGTCGTCAATCTCCCTTTTGTTCATGGTTTCGCTCCTTCAGTGTTTTGTCGATGCCAGCGGCAAAATGCCCTAGCTGTTGTCCAGCAGAGGGATGCACGTCTTTGGACACCCTCCACTGCTTGTCAATGTCCTCAAGGGTGATACCCCTCCACTCTTTACGCTGGGTCGTCTGGGTATTCTGTTGAGTCATTGCGATCCTCCTCTGTTTCGATTGCCGTGTGCTTTGCCTCCCAGTCGCGTTGGATTTTGCGCAGGCGCTCCTCCTCTGCGCGTTGCTCTGCGGTGGTGGCTTCCCACTGCTTTAGCAGTTCTGCCTGCACCTGATCCATTAGGCTTCCCATGTTGTTCATACTGTCACCTCACGTTGTGATAAGTTGGCAAACTCGGTCAAGGTAACAAGGCGAACAGTCTCGCCGTCAAGCCTCCAGCCCTTAGCCCTTGCAAACCGTATGGCTTGCATGAAGGTGCAAGGGATAGTCACCTCGCGCCATGTGTTGTCGTAGTCGCTGTGGATCACGATCAAGTAGTCTTTTTTCCATGCTGTACTTTTCATGTCCATCCCCTTATGCGTTGCAGATGTCGCGCAATTGAGCGACGGATAACTTAGCCCACTCACGAGCGACTTTGAGGGTGTTCTCTTTGGAACCAAAGCCACGGGTGAAACCGAGGTAACGACCGTCCTCGTGCTCGGTGCTGGCAAAGATGATCCATTGACCACGACCAAAGCAAGACACGTTGATGTTGCTTGAGACTTGAATTTCGGTGTTCATATCAATCTCCCACATATTCGTTGGACTCAGCCACCAAGCGCTGGTGGTCAATCTTGGTCTCTTCCAGCAGGCGCTGGTACTCTGCCTGTGGGACGTCATAGGTAATGTCGGCACCAGTGGCATCAAAGATGAATAGGTCATAGACCTCGGCGTAACCGTCCACCTCTGGGAGGTAGTCGTAAGCCACTGTTACGGTCTCTACGGTCTCGCCGTCATCAAAAGATACGACGTTGTCGAAGTTGTACTGGAAGTCTGTAGTTTTCATTTCGCTTTTCCTTTTCGCTGTTGTAGCATCGAGATATTCGGTGCTTAGGTGTAATTGTACGTTAAACGAAAGGGCTGTCAACCCCTTCGATTAAATTATTTTATTAGGACTTACCCTAATGCCACTTCCAGCACTTTTGGGCGCTGGATAACGGTCTGCTTTACGCCGTTGTAGACGGTATGCTCTTTCACGCTGGCTTTGATTGTGTTGGTCTCACCCTTGGCACCGATGCTGGTCTTACCCTTGTAGGTGATGGCGTTACCCTGCTCGTCACGGGCGATGGTGATGTAGTTGTTGCCATAGAACTCAGAGTGCAAAACAATGATGTGCTCCACAGTGATTGTCAGAGTGACCTTGTCACCCACAGCGCCGATGTGCTGGCTGTTAGCACGAGCAAACTCTTGGCGGTCGATCACCGCGAAGCAGGACTCTACGGCTTCCACTTGACGGGCGGACAGGTTACCCCACTGGGCAATGTTTTGTTTGGCACTGTGCAGGAACTCATTGGCACCCGTGTAGGCATCTAAACGGCTCACCAAGGCGCTGTTAGCGTCGCGCCATGCTTGGGTAGCCTCAAGGCGCTCGGCGGCTCTCTGAGCGCGTTCTGCCTCAATGCGTGCCTGACGTGACTCACGGCGCTTTGTGGCACCAGCCTGACGACGTGCGCGTGTGTGCTCGGCGCGGACTTCCAAAAAGCGATCAATACCCCAGCCAGTCTTGGCGACGCAATCGCAACCGACCTTGAACTGCTTGGCACCAGCGATGGAACCCTTGATCCAGAACTCCCAGCGAATGCCAGTACCGCAGTAGTCGCAGACACCGCCGCCCTTAGTGGTGCCGTCGCCGTTGTCCCAAACATTCTCGCTCACGCCTGTGCATGAGAAGGGAGCCTTACCTAAGCCTGCTTTTTCAAAAGGATGTGTCATTTGGATTCACTTTCATTTCGCTGTTTTACACTGAACCGTTCGGTGTATGTGTGTAATTATACGTTAAACAAAGGGGGCGTCAACCCCCTCTGCTAATTATTTTTCTAAGGACTTACCCTTATCCTGTCCTGCCTCCAAAATCTTGTTGGCGGCGCTGAAAATGCGCTGGGCTGTCTTGTCGGTTACCTCTGCACCCTGCAACCAGTTCTGGATGTAGCCACGAGACTCATGCAAGCCCTCCAGACCGAGCAAAGAGCACAGGATGTAGGCAACACCCTCAGCCTCGACTTCGCGCACGTCACGGGGCGTTGCTTCGCTGTCTGACAGTTGACCTTCCTTTGTGTGACCGAGCACGACGTGAGCGATCTCATGGAAACGGGTTTTGTGGGGCAATACAGCCACTGGGTTGACAGCAATGCTAGTCGCGTAGGCGTAGCCTTGGCAGTTGCCATCAGTGTGGCTGAATGGCACCTCTGTGATGCTGAGGGTTTCCAAAGCCTTGACCTTGTCCCATGTGGGGATCACCACCTCAGCGGCGTAGTCGTCGCCCTCAGTCTGACCGAGCACAAACCAATTGTTCTTCAGGGTGAACAGTGAGAACACCTCGCCTGTCTTTTCGCCAGCCGCATCTTTTTTGCTGACAGTGACGGGCATTACCAAGGCGATAGCCTTTTGACCCTTGCTCACAGAGCGACCTAACTTTTTCCATGCGTTGAAGCTGGCGATAGGGCCAAGGGGAATCTCGCGTGCCACGCACTGGCTGTATGCCAAGAGTTGGTTACCGAGACTGTAGCCGTGGAAGGTGCTGTAGCACTTGCTGATGATGCCGGGCTGGTTAACGGCATCGTTCAAGAGTTGGGAGAAGTTTGCTTTTTCCATGATTCGCTTTCCTTTAGTTTCGCTGTTACTGCGATGTTGCAGTGGGGTTAGTATAACTTAAAATTAAACTTTACAAGACTTTTTTAAAATATTTTTAGAAGGGGCCGAAGCCCCCTCCATTCTTAACACCAGCCAAGACCTAAATTGACTGGGAAGTTTTCGTTAACATCTACATACTTGGCAGTCTCTTGATCCAATTTTGAAAATGCTTTGCGTGCTTCAATTTCTGTGGCGTATTCAGTTTTGCCATTCAATTGCAATTTAAGTTCTGCTCTGATCAATTTGCACTTGCTCATTACATTTGATCGAGTGTTATTTTGGGGTTCGGTCAAAGCCACTTCTTTCCAGACTTTGTCTTGGCTAACTGAAACACTCCAATAAGATTTTCCTACTTTCATTTCGCTTTCCTTCACTGTTTGCTGACTATGCGGATTTGCTGTGTCAGTGTTGTAAGTATAACACCGAATTAAACAAGTCAATAATTATTCTAAATTATTTTGTAGGTACTTTCCCTAACATTCAATCACCCACCCTGCAAACTCACCCATGCGAAAGAATTGTTTGGCATCCTCCCCCAGAATGGCTGGGTCAATCGGTATCTGCACCCCTGCCAAACTCATCTCTTTGTTGAGCACGTCCTCTGGCTTGGCACCCTGCTGTAGCTTGAACTGCATGGTAAGGCGCTTCAGGACGGTCGCAAAGTACCCGCCGTGGTCTAACACCTTGTCGACCACAATGATGCATCCACCCTTGTGTGAATTGCCTATCAACATCCTCATTAAATCTTCGCGCTCGTTAACGGGAATAAACATCAAAGTCAAAAACAAAATGGTGACATTGCTTCTATCAAGTTCATCCATATCACCGTCTGTAATGTCTAGAATGTCAGCCTCATGGCAGGTCACTAACGGGTGCTGAATATTTTTATTAAATACCTCACACATTTCTTTGCTTACTTCAATTGCTTGATAGTGATTCCCGCCGCGCTCATTAAAAATCGGCAACAGCGCCTTTGTCATGTTGCCTGTTGATGCACCAATTTCAGTGACAACACAACCCTTCGGCATATAGTTTTGCGCAATATAAACCACTGCATCGGTGACCATGTCGTACCACGGTAACTGTTCGCGCACATGAGCGTCAAATGTGTTTGCAATTTCTGGTGTATCAAATGTCCAAGAGTTCATCATTTTCTTTCGATAAGTTTTTGACTAAGTAGTTGTAGATTCCAACGACCGACTTATGCTTTCCAACATTCAAGTCAGT